TGTGATTCGTACCAGTATTTTCTTCCATCAATCTAAATGCTATCATAGGAAACATTACAGTCCAAGTTGGCTTAAATCTTTCTACTAATGTATCCCATTCAGAAAGTTTATCTACTAGAACTATATGCGCTTGATGTATTAGATTATATGCAACTAGTTCTTGCCCCCATGTAATCCATGGTTGCATAGGTTGTATTTGTATATTTTGTGTTGGTTCTTGTACATATGGATTTGCAATTGCACGACAATAGTGATTTACATCTAAGCTTTGTCCCCAATTATGCTCATCTATTTCCCATACCATAGGAGTTGTCTGTGCTTGTCCCCACCTATTACCAGTAGTTCCGGAACTAAAATATGTGGCAAACTCTTTTGGGCATTCTGTAGATTTATCAAAATGCTTATGATGTACTTTTATTTCATTTGATAATTCTATAACAACGTTTAAATTACTAGCAGGAATCTTATGGTTCCAATCATTTTGTTTGTGATCTATTCTTAAACCTACTGTAGACGATACCATCCATGCTGCAAGAAAGTATTTGTAAGTTTCAATCGATTGATTGCCGGCAATTCCAATACGATGACCATGCTTATAACCTAAAGACGTTAGCCAATCTCGTATCTTTATTGCTTGTGGTATAAGCTCTTTATATGTTATTGTTTCATTGATATCGCTAATAGCTGGTCTATCGGTCGGTAATAATGTATAGAACGGATTCATAATTTATTTTTCCATGTTATATTTTTAGATTCAACTTTTCGCTTTATAAATCTACATTTATTATTTACTACTTCGAATAAATCACCTGTAGGTATATTATCAATATGTAATTCGTTATCTATAAAAGTACTTCTATCATTTAAAACTAACCACTCACTATTAAACCCTGTCATATAGGCAGGAGGGAATTCAGTAGAGCCGTATGTAACATACACTCTGCATCCTTTGTCATTTAACATTTTTATTAGTTCTTGATTTACTTTTTCACCACCAATAATTATTTTTACATTTTTTAAGTCTATACTTTTCCAAGCTTTTGTTTTAGATAATATTTCTATTTGTTTTGGTGTACAGCCGATATGAGTTGGTTTCATATCTATAGCATTTTTAAAGTTATAAGGATTCCACACAAAGTTGCTTAAAGTAGCTTTAGCTAATATTGCTGGATAACTAGTTAAAGTATAGTGTGCTATAGATGAATTAGGATACATATTCAATATTACTGAATGCTGATGTATACCATACTTATATAAAGAGTAATAGGCATGCTTTTCAATATTATGCCAATTATGATATACTATTTTTTGTTTTCCAGTTGTACCACTAGTAAGTAATGTAAGCATTTAATACGGAGCTTTTGTTTCTTCACCTTGTACATCAAAGTCTACACCTTCACCAACGCCAATTACGCACGCCGATGTTGGCGAAAAGAATTCTACAAATAACCAATAACCAGTGTCTGGATTATAAAAGAATCCGTATGGCAACGCGTACATTTCATCTTCAACACGAGCATTACCTGTTGAAGAAAATAATGGTAACAAACCACCTGATTCGATCCGATCAAACACAGCTTCAGGTGATGCACATTGCACAGGTTTTTGAACCCACGCAGGTGTTTCTTTAGTTGGAGGTATCCAGTCATCGGGTCCTGCAAATGCTGTGTTTAATCCTACTAATAATAGTATAGTAGTAACAAATCCAATTAATAATTGAATACCGAATTTATCTATCTTTCTAAAAGTCTTTTCAGTTTCATAATCTTTCATGATTATCTCCAAGGGTCATGCAGCTTTTCTACTAAGCTCCATTTGTAAAGGATTCATTGGACTTACACCCAACATGTTCCCCCATGCTTCATAGTAATGTCTCATTCCAACTTCATCATGAATTGTAGAATTTTCATGGCGTCCGTGTAAAATGTTTCTTGATTCGGTACCTTCTCTCATGGTCGTACCTTGACCCGCAACACCGATAAGATCTTCATGTAGGTTACGACCGAACGGTCCCCAAATAGAATTATGGTGTTTGATTCTTGTTTGTCTTTCTTCTGGTGTATCACACTTAAGTCCGTATCCGCGGAACTCAATTAATACTTTGTTTGGTCCAAGCGGTGTCACTGAATCTGACCTATAGGCGCTACCACGAAGGTTGAAGTTAAAGCCTGGGAAGAGGTCGACCATGTACCACTGGTTGGGCGGCAAATTGGGAAAAGATAACTCCCCTCTATCCTCAAATCCTTCATACTCTTCATAGTTAACAGTAAAGCTGCTGACATTAACATGACCATTATCAAAAGGAATATTCTTTCTAGCGAAATACTCATCGTTGAATCCTGACACTCGATTAAAGTAATGCATAAAGTCGTGATAGAATTCACTATTAGTATCATGCCATAGTTTATAGTTAGTATCTATAACCGCTTTATGGTAATGGAATACTTCCATCTCTTCGGTATCAATGGCATCGGCAATACAATCAAATGCACCAGCAGTCCATTCATCTACACTTTGTGTAGGATTAGAATTTAATGTTGTCCATACCATTCCACCGTGTTTGACTTCAGTATGCAAAGGAGTATAGTCATCCATTAAGAATTGAACTCGTGTCATCGATCCAGCTGGAGTACTAAACTTTCCAGGATTTAAGTATGTCTTAATATTGTCGCCATTGTTAATTGCTATAACGTTTTGACCAGCAATCTGAGTTGTTCTAAACCTACCTGCTTCCGGAAGCTCAGATTTGTGGCACATAGGTACCCATACTTTTGAAAAGATGTGCTCTTGCTCTTGTTGAAACACTTCGAAGTTATTGTAGCATTCGCTACTGATGTATTCAACTTTTGGTGTTTTGGTCCAGTTATTATGATTACGTGGTGGCATGATTTCTCCTATAAAAATAAGTTGAAGGATTCTGTTTCCAAGCTCCTTCGGGCTCATCAGTATTATGCCGCTAGGGCGTAACCTGTAGGTGCAATGTTATCATTTGCATTTACTCTTCGAAGACTCCAGCATCAGTCGATCCTATTTCGGCCCCATAAGCATACACCCTTAGGTGGATATTGGTGGAGCCGTCGGGTACCGCCCCCGAGTCCTGTCTACCATCTAACATCTTCAAGTCTATTTATATTAGTATATTATACCATACTTATTCATAAAAGTAAACAGCTAATATTTCATTTTTTTTATAAATAGTTACGGGAGCGAATAATAATATGCAAAGAGTGATCTACATTTATCCATAACTTATGTAAGGGATAAATCGAAATGATTGCAGAAACTCTAGCAGGAATATCTCTATTAAAAGCTAGCGTAGATTTTATCAAGTCTAATATCAATACAGCAAAAGATATTGGCGAAATAGCAGGTGCTGTGGACGGATTGTTTCGCGGCCATGATGAGGTTCAGGCTGAAAGATCAAAAAAGTCTGGAGTAACAATAGGTGACCAGTTTGGAATTAAAAGCGTAGCGCAAGAAATGATTGATGCTAAACTTGCACAAGAAAAAATGCAAGAAATGAAAAACATGATTAATATGCGCTTTGGTCCGAATACGTGGCAAACAATTGTTGATGAAAGAGCAAAGCGAATACAAGAACATAAAGAAGAAATGGCTCGTATTAAAAGAGAAAAATTAAGAGAACAAGCTGAATTTGTAGAACAAATGAAAATGATGGCTATAATCTTAATGGCAATGATATTAGGATGTGGAGCATTCATTTACGTAATGTACACATCAGTATGATATTAGTTTTTACTATTATTCTGATATTTCTTTTTTCTTTGTTTGTCGGATGGACATACGAAAATAGTATCTATGTTCATATGCCGCGAACAGATTTAGATAAAAAATGTGCAGATATTAAAGAAAGAATATTCTGGGCTAAACACAATCTTGATCGTGAACATATAGCTGAATTAACGCGTAATGAAGAACTTTCATTAGATCTTTCCGGGCGTCATCGTTAGAACCTTTTTTACCATAACGTTGCGCATACTTTAACACATTACCAACACAAAAGCCTGTTCCATGGCCACCGTCAATAATGAACTCGGTGGCTTGGAACTTATCTTTTGAGTAGTGTGAATCATACGTAGAATCAATATACTCTTGAAACTCTTGTATCAGATCACCTTCATTGAACTTGTAATCGATTTTCATTCGGTCTTTCCCATCTATAAAAGATATGTTCATCAATAGTAATAGTTTTTGTTTTAGATTTAGCCCATGCCGGTTTTACGTAGTCGGCATGATAATGAGTAGCGCCATCGGTGAAGTCTGTAAGATGTCCATTATAGATCTTAAAAGCGATGGTACGAGCAAACTCATAAATG